CACATCTACCCGTAGCGCAGTCTGTAGCGCGTGTAGACAGCCGTTTTGTTTGGGTTAATGCTGATGGTGAGGCTGTATTTTGGTCTGCTATAACGGACGCTGACGATGTTCAGGCGCTAGACTTCTTTGACGCTGAAACTCTGCCGGATGGTAACAAGTTAGCCCTAAATATTAGGAATGACTTATTTATATTTGGTGAGGAATCGATAGAACGATTTAGGAACGTAGGCACATCTGCTGCACCGTTTGTAAGAGTGAATAACTCGATTATCTCCGTAGGTTATATAGGCGGAGTGGTGCAAACAAGAGACTCATTCATGTTTCTTGGTTGGGATAAGGACGGTGGTTATCAGTTTTATATTTACGCAGATGGTGGCGCTATTCCAGTATCAACTGATGCTGTAAACGAATTACTCAACACTGAGTACACAAAAGAACAATTGCAGACTGTCTCCGGCTCAAGATTTAACTGGCGCGGAGTTGATTGCTATACGTTTGAAATGCCTGATAGAACCTTTGTGTTCTCAGGTGGTGATCCTGCTAATTGGGGTTACTTCTCAAGTGGTACGCCTGGCGCCATGAAAATAGACCCTTGGGGTTATCAGAACGCTAAATTATTCAATGATACGTGGTACGTCCAGAAGTCAGATGGTTTATACAAACTAACCTCTGCTGACGCTGATACTTCAGGTGATTTCAGTCGAGGCTTTAAGACATTTATACGCATGGGTGATGAGTCTGTATTCACTTTATCGACACTGGAATTATCCCTAGCACAGAACATTGAATCTAGCTCCGTAGGCTTATCAGTGAGTCGTGACGGTCAATTATGGTCGCCATTCCTTTATATGGCTGGTGGTGGCGAATACGTCAATCGTCTTAGATTTAGAGGCGTAGGTGGGCTAGGTCAGTATGAGGGTTATGTTGGCTTGTTTATTCACACTACATCCAGTGTTCCATTCTCGATAGATAACATGGTTGCAACATGAGTTCTGACAATCCAGAAGCATCAAAGCCTGATTATCAAGACGCTATAGGCCGTTTGCAGGGCGATAGCAGAGTAACAGGCACAGAGCAGCTAATGAAGTTCATTGATGACCTAGTAAGGCGTGTCAACGACCACGAAGATCGAATAACAACACTTGAGCCTTGAGCGCGTTTATTCACTACGGGCTATAAAGAAAGTATTAGCCGATCCGCTTGTATTCAGGTTTATATCTGAGGATTTAGACCGCGAGAACTACATACCTAACATTGATGATATTTATTATCGAGTGGGTAAGGGTTTGATGATTTACGAGCGCAAAGGGGTTTGTGCAGAGATGCATGGAGCGTTATTGGGTGATGTTGGCAAGGGCTTTATCACTCAGATTAAGGAACAGTGGGCAGATTTAAAGAGTATGGGCTTTTATAAGGTCTACACCATCCATCCAAAGAACCACCGTAGAGCGTCATTTATGTGTAGGGCTGCGGGTATGAGAAAAATAAAAGATGATGATTTTGGAATATATGAGATTGAATTGTAATGGGTAAGCGAAGCGGTCAAAGAGCGGCATCCCAAGCAGCACAAATACAAGCCAACGCTGCTACGTCTGTAGCTGAAACTCAAGCGGCAGCACAATTGCAAGCGGCTGGTATGAGTTCGGCTGCTGCACTTGAAGCAGCTAATATCGCTGCTAGTGGCTCACACGCTATCGCAGGGGCTACCTCTGAGGCTGCACAGTTATCGGCGGGTGCTACACGCTACTCTGCTGACTTACAAGCACAAGCGGCTGCAAGGGCATTAGCTGAACAGCAACGACAATACAATCAGACGGTAGAGCGATTTCAACCCTATGTTGATTTAGGCACTAGCTCGATAGGCGCGTTTGATAATGCGTCTACTATTGAAGGTTACGACCAGCGACTAGGCCAGATATTAAACAGTTCTAATTTCGGTGCGGTTCGCGCGGATCGCCAGGAAGTGGCAGACGATTACTCATCACGTTTGGGTATGTCCAGAAGTGGTGCTGCAATAGAGCAAGCATCCGATATATCAACGGGATTAGGCCGTGAGATTGAGAACCAGCTATACGGGCGTTTAGGTAATAACGTAGAGATTGGTCAAAACTCAGCAGCACAAGTGGGTGTATTTGGTCAGAATTATGCAAACGCTGTGGGCAACATCGAAACTGGTACAGCGTCTAATATAGGCAATCTAGTCACTCAAGGCGCAGCTACCCAAGGCAACTTCCTGGTTCAAGGCGCTCAAGCTGCGGCAGATGGTCAGAACGCACTAGCGCAAGGCATACTTAACTCCGGCAATGCACAGGCACAAGGCTTGCTAGGGTCACAACAGGCTTATGCTCAAGGTGTACAGAGTGCGGCTGATGCACGTTCTAACGGGCTTATTCAAGGCGCACAGGCTGACGCACAACAAAGCCAGAACACAATCAATACAGCACTTACGGCTGCGGCTATCTTCTTCTCTGATGAACGCTTGAAAGAGAATATGGAACCTATTGGTTCAATTAAAGGGCTGATGCTTTACGAGTGGGATTGGAAACCAGAATTTGCAGGAATGGTTGGCATGGAAATGACCACAGGCTTTAAGGCTCAAGAAGTCGAGGAAGTCTATCCAGATTGCGTACACGAACTACACGGTATCAAAGTTATTGACTACCCCGAAGTACAAGCGAGGTTAGCAGCATGAATCCAATAAGATCGAATTTTAGACCTGTTCATGGTGCTTCACTCGTTCCTGATTACTCAAACGCTAATCGTTTGGCTATGGGTATTGCTCAACAGATCAAGACTGAGAAAATACAACAGGCAGAGCAAGAAGAAGCGCAGCAGCTAACACAGATGTTAAGCGGTCAGAGGATGGAGGAAGCATTAAGCAATCCCGAATCTAGGGCGCAATGGTTGTCTTTATACAGTAAAGATAAGGATGCTGCTGCTGGATTGATGGACGTATGGAAAGCGGGTAATCAGTTAGAGATACAACAGGCTACGGCTGAAGCTACAGAAGCACAGCACACTTATGAAACATTGGAAGGCTTAAATCTTAGGTTTGGTATTAACAAGTCTAAGGAGTATCTACGCCAAACTATTATCGAGCGCGATGTAGCCGGAAAGCCCACTGATAAATTAAAGAACCTACTTGTTATGGCTCCTGATGATTACGATGCGGGAGTACAGACAGGTAAGGCTTTGGCGGGTGGCGCGGTTACTGTGTTGTCACCAGCAGAACCTTATACATTGTCTGAAGGAGGCAAGAGGTTTGATGGGAATAACAACTTAGTCGCTGAAAACATTAAACCAATCGAGCTTGAAGATGAAAGACCAAGCATCACTGAGTTAAACGGTATTAATGACGATGTAGGTAAACTGGTTGCTCCTGCTGCGGATGTTCATGCGTCTGCATTAGCGTTGGGCGGTCTGAAAAAGAACGCTACAGCCACAGATAAAATTGGTGCTGTGTTTAAGTTTATGAAGGCACTTGATCCTACTTCAGCAGTTAGAGAAAACGAGGTAGGAATGATAGAGGGCGCTGGTGGCGCTGCTGCTGGTATCGCTGCTATCTGGAACACAGCAATCGGTGAAGGTGGGATGACAGATAAGGTATTCCAGGAGATTGTCGATACTGCTCAAGGTTTGGCTAACTCTGCCATTACATCAGCCACAAGCGAAGTAGACGGATATTTAGACGCTTATGGGGATAGATTGCCCACAAAACGTGTTGATAGTTTCCGTAAGCGTGTACCTAAGCCTTTTGAAGTGAACACTACCGCTGAACAACTAAAAGCAGACGCGCAAGCGGCTATCGCTGCGGGTGCTGATCCTGACGCGGTTAACGCAAGATTGCAACAAGCACTACAGGGTTCGTAATGGGAATGTTTGATGACTTAATTCCTGATAATTCAGGTGTTGAGAATACTCAGGTTCAGTCTAGCGGGATGTTTGATGATCTAATACCTGAAAAAGAGAACCTAGAGTCATACAAGGCCAGAGCAGCAGAGAAGCGACAAGTAGAACTCCAAGCTGGTAAGGGTTTTCATAACGCTATGTCTAGTGTGTTGGGTTTACCTATAGACGCTATTGAAACAGTCCTAAATATAGGGATTCACGGTTACAACCAAGCGACAGGTAGTGAAGTGCCTAAGTTTGAAGGTTCGCTTGGCAGTTCTGACCGAATGAAAGACGCAGCACCTATGCGTGACCCACAGAACACATCTGAACAGGTTGCTAGAGTTGGCGGTATGCTTCCTGTGGCTGCTTATGCAGGAACTAAGGCTGTTGCTAATCAAGCACCTGCGGCTTTAAGTGCGGGAGGACGCATATTGCAGCAGACCGTAACAGGTGGTCTAACTGGAGCAGCCGAGGGTGGTGTTTTTTCTGAAGCTGACACACCTGAAGGGGAACTAAAAGATATGGGCATGGGCGGTCTTATAGGGACTGCTGTAGGCTTTGTCACAGGCGGTATAGGTGCAGCTTATACTGCGTATAAAAACAGAGTTAAAAGTATAGACGAGTGGCTTAATGCTGACGATGCTAGGGCTGCAAAATATCAACGTGCAGACGATGGAACTGTAGTACCCAATCAGCCAGCTAGAGAAGCCCTATCGCAAGGATTAGAAGATAGAACGGTACAGATGGTTAATAGCGCATCTGCGACTGATAAGAAGAAAATGCTTCAGATGGTCGATACCTTAGATAAGGCTAGACACAACCGAAGATATTCAGTGCTTAACAGACCGAGTGACGTTATTGGCGACACAGTAATGGAAAGGTTTGAAGTGGTTAGGGCTGCTAATCGAAAAGCGGGGCAAGCGATTGATAAGGTTTCTGATGGGCTACGAGGACAAGCGGTTGACCATGCCCCTGTAGTAGATGAGTTTCTAAATCAACTAGACGCTGCTGGTGTTCAAGTTGTACGTGGTGCAGATGGGCAGATTAAACCTAACTTTGCAGGGTC